CTGATGGCCGCACCATGCACGGACTGCTTCGCATGTCCTTTTCCACTCAAACTCATGCCCAGGAGGCCTTATGAGCGCTCAACGCGGTAGCGATATGCTGCTTAAAATCAAAAATAGCGCGGGTGATTATGTCACCATAGCTGGCCTGCGGACGAAATCCTTGCGGCTCAATTCTCGGCCCGTTGATGTCACAGATACAGGCTCAATTGGCGGCTGGAAGGAACTTTTACCAGGCGCAGGTATTCGGTCGGCTGAAATTAGTGGTAGCGGCGTGTTTCGCGACGCAAGCTCTGACGCCTTAGCGCGGCAAAGCTTTTTCGAGCAAAGCGCGCAGGATTATCAGTTCATTATTCCTGATTTCGGCCAAATTACAGGGCCGTTTATCCTCAGCGGCTTAACATATGGCGGGACCTATCAAGGCGAGGCGACTTTTGAGCTTACGCTAGTAAGCGCAGGGCCGCCAGTATTTGCGGCGCTGTAATGCCTTACCAAATCGGCACTGAATTTATCACCTATAACAGCCGCCGCTATGCGTTGCGGCTAACTATGGGGGCTTTGGCCGAAATTTCAGACCGATTTGAAGCTTCGGGCCCGATGCAATTGGCGCAGCGCCTACGCCATATGAACTTATCGGATGCTCGAGAGCTGCTAGCCTGCCTTTTACGTCCATCTCTCTCCCCTCGGTTGGATGCGGGCAGGCTAGCGGCTCAAGTCTCGGAGGCAGAGCTGCAAGCCGCGCTGCCGAAAATGTGTCGTATCATTGAACAGGCCTTTGGAGATGTATCGTGAGCGGCAGGCCACTTGATGAAGCGCAGGACTGGCCCTTTGATATTTGGCTACGCCTCGCGGTTTTACATATGCACCTGACCCCGAAAGATTTCTGGGAGATGAGCGTGCGCGACTGGTTTGTGTTGTGCCACAGAAACGCGCCGGCTCAGTTTTCAAAAGATAATCTGAGACAGCTTCTAAAGGCGTTTCCAGATAAGAAAGATGATTAAATGGATGATTTAGACCTTTCCGCAAATGCGCTGGAAAACTTTGCGAATAATGGCGGCGTTGAAGCGGCTGAAAATGTCGCCCGCGCATTTGAGCTTGCGGGCGATAGAATTTCGGGCGCGCTCACCCGCGCCGCTCGTACGGGTGAGCTGTCGTTTAATTCGCTGGCCGAAAGTATCGCTCAAGACCTTGCACGACTCGCTGTGGATCAATTTATCACAGGACCGCTAGAGCAGCTTGTCGGCGGTATTGGCGGAGCTTTATCTGGCGCGCTTGGCGGGGCGCTGGGCGGCTCTATTGGTGGTAGCGCGAAGCCGTCCGTCACAGTCAATATGAATGTGGCTGGGGGCAGCGCAGCGGGCTTTAAAAACTCACAAGGCCAAATGGCAACCAAGCTAGCCCAAGCCGTGCAGCGCGGACAATCGCGTATTTAATTGCTCCCTATTTAATTCGAAGCTTATTTAATTAATTGAGATTTCTATGACAAATTTTCATGATGTGCGTTTTCCTGCACGTCTCGCATTTGGCGCAAGCGGCGGGCCGCAGCGCCGCACAGATATCGTCGCGCTTGCTAATGGCAGTGAAGTTCGCAACACCGCGCAATATCATTCTCGTCGTCAATATAATGCAAGCACGTCTATTAAGACACGTGATGATGCTATTGAAATTAATAAATTTTTTGAATTACGGCGCGGTCAATTGTATGCCTTTAGATTCAAGGATATGTTAGAGTATTCTTCCGCAAATGGTGATAATCCTGCCATGCCCACAGATCAAATCTTAGGGCGCGGTGATGGCAGCCGCGCGAGTTTTCAACTTATCAAAACCTATAGTGATGATGTGCAAAGCTATGAGCGCGTCATTACAAAACCTGTGTCAGGCACTGTTGTTATCGCCATTAATGGACAGGTTTTAGAAGCTTCAGATTTTACGGTTGACGGATTAACAGGCGTCGTTGACTTAAATGTTGCGCCTGCATCTGGCGCTGTTGTCACGGCTGGATTTGAGTTCGATGTGCCCGTGCGGTTTGACACAGATACGCTTGATATTTCTTATGAAGATTTCGGCGCTTTGCAAATCTCTGACATCCCATTAGTGGAGGTTCTGGATTATGCAAATAATTAATTCCGCGCTTCAATCTCACATTGATAGCGGCATCACTACGCTCTGCTCGCTTTGGTTGTTGCAGTTAAAAGACGGAGCGAAAATCGGTCTGACAGATCATGACAGACCGCTGCAATTTGAGGGCGTCTCTTATGGCCCGCAACATAGTTTTGATGCCAGCGATAGTGAAGCGCGCCTTGGCTTTGCCGCCGATAGCGGCGCGCTACGGCTGGCCTTTAATTTGCCGCAACTGACGCAAGACACTTTGCAAGCTGGGATGTTGGACGAGGCGCGACTCATGCATTACCGCGTGAACTGGGAAGATGTGTCGCAATTCGTTTTGATGTCCGTTGGCCGTGTCGGGCAGGTGCAAGCCAGCGGTGACGGGTTCGAAGCTGAGTGGACTGGACTGGCCACGCAGCTAGAGCGCAGCACAGGCCGTATCTTTTCGCGCCAATGTGATGCTGAGCTTGGTGACTCGCGCTGCGGGCTTAATTTGGCCGACTTTCCAGAAGGAACGATTTGCCCGCGCAGCTTTGAGGCTTGCGGCTCGCAATTCTCCAATAGAGCTAATTTCCGCGGTTTTCCTTACTTGTTAGGTGATGACGCGCTCCAAGCCTCGCCGCAAATTGGTGAATTACGCGATGGAAGCTCGCGCTACCAATAATGTCTGATCCAAAAACACGCGCCGCCGTTTTGCAGGCGGGCAAAACGTGGCTCGATACACCTTATCAGCACCAAGCCAGCACGCGCGGGGCAGGAACGGACTGTTTGGGGCTTATTCGCGGCATTTGGCGAGAGCTTTACGGCTATGAACCCGAAGTCCCGCCGGCCTATACACCCGATTGGGCCGAACAGAACGGGCGCGAGACTTTATATGAAGCCGCTCGGCGCTGCCTGACACCGATTGCCAATGAAACCGCGCAAGCGGGCGATGTCTTGCTGTTTCGTATGCATAAGAGCGCGCTCTGTAAGCATATCGGTATTTTATCGACGCCTGACACGCTGCTGCATGCCTATTGGGGAAAGGCGGTTGTCGAGAGTTATCTTGTTCCATATTGGCGGCGGCGCTGGGTCTATAGTTTTGCCTTTCCACCTCTAAATTATAAGTTAAATCAAAGAGATATACCATGACGACACTTGCCATTACAGGCCTTCAAGCGGCAGGGAGCGCTCTGGCTTCGACGGCGGTTTCTACAGCGACGAGTCTTGCTATCTCAACCGCGACCAGCGCGATTTCGCGTGTCTTTGACAACCGTGTTTTTGAAGGTCCGCGCCTCGATAGTTTCCACCTGCAAACCTCGCGTGACGGCGCGCCAATGTCGCGGATTTACGGGCGTGTTCGCCTCGCGGGGCAGGTGATTTGGGCCTCTCGCATCCGCGAAATAGCGACAGAGGAGCGTGTATCTAGCGGTAAAGGCGGCGGGCCGACACAGCGTAATTTTAGCTACTCTATCAGTTTTGCGATTGGACTTTGTGAGGGCGAAATTCTCGGTGTTGATCGCATTTGGGCCAATGGTATTGCGCTGCAAACGGCAGGGCTAACCATGCGCGTCTATACGGGGCGCGAAGACCAAGCGCCCGACCCGATTATTGCGGCAACCGAAGGCGGCGACGTACCAGCCTTTCGCGGTACGGCCTATGTGGTATTTGAAGACTTCCCACTTGATGACTATGGCGCGCGCTTGCCGCAGATTAACCTCGAAGTGCTGCGCGTCCCGCAAAGCCAGAATGACACGCCACGATTAGAGCATTTGATTAAAAGCGTTTGCTTGCTGCCAGGGTCGGGTGAATTTTCCTACTCACCTGAAATTATTGAAGAAAATCCAAGCCCTGGTGTCACGCGCCCTGTCAATATGAACAACTTGTCGGGCATTGCCGATATAGAACTCGCGCTCGACCAACTTGAAGCGCAGCTTCCTAATTGCAAGAATGTGTCTATTATCTCGTCATGGTTTGGTACGGATTTACGCTGTGGGGCGTGCGATATCAGACCCGGCATAGAGCGGCGTCAGCGCGTTACGCGCAATACGCAGTGGCAAGTTGGCCGTGATAGGCGCGGAAATGCTTATCTTGTGAGCCAAGATGGAGATGAACGGCCCAATTTTGGCGGATCACCGTCAGATGAGAGTTTAATTGGCGCAATTAGGGAGCTAAAATCGCGCGGCTTTTCCGTCACGCTTTACCCCTTTATCCTGATGGATATTCCGCCTGATAATACGCTGCCTGATTTAGACGGTAGCGGCACTCAGCCCGCCTTTCCGTGGCGCGGACGTATCTCCGCAACGCAGGATAAATCCCCGCAAACCCGCAGCCAAATAGAGGCATTTTTCGGCGCGGCCAGTCCTAATGATTTTTCAAATGGCGCAGGGGAGGCGCATCACCGCGCGCCGGATTATAAGTATAGAAACTTCATTTTACATCACGCTAATATTGCGCGGCGCGCGGGCGGGGTTGAGCGGTTTATCATCGGCTCTGAAATGCGCGCTCTGACCACTTTGCGAGACCAAAATGATAGATTTCCTGCCGTTGAAAAATTGACCGATTTAGCCCGCGATGTGAAGGCGATTTTGGGCGCGCAAACGGGCATTACTTACGCAGCGGATTGGACAGAATATTTTGGCTATCAACCACAAGATGGCAGCGGCGATGTGTTTTATCATCTTGATGATTTATGGGCTAATCCAGCTATAACGGCTATCGGTATTGATGCCTATTTTCCGCTCTCTGATTGGCGCGATGGAGAGGTTCATTTAGACAGAAACCTCGCGGATAATAATTACGATTTATCTTATCTGTCTTCACAAATTGAAGGTGGGGAAGGGTATGATTATTTCTATGCTAGCAGCGCGGATAGGCAGGCGCAAAACCGCGCTGATATTTCTGACGGGACCGCGCAAAAGCCTTGGGTGTTTCGTTATAAAGATGTGCGGAGTTGGTGGCTTAATTCTCACTATGAACGGCGCAATGGGGCCGAATTAAATACCCCAACAAATTGGCAGCCGCAAAGCAAGCCTATCTGGTTTACAGAAATAGGGTGTCCCGCCATACATAATGGGGCTAATCAACCTAATGTATTTTCAGACCCGAAAAGTGTAGAGAGTAATATTCCATATTTTTCAGATGGTTCGCGTGATGACCTCATACAAAGGCATTACTTAGAGGCGCTAATTAATTACTGGGATGCGCCGCAGATAAACCCTACATCAGACGCCTATAATCAGCCGATGATAGATACGGATATGATGTCCGTTTGGGCGTGGGATACGCGGCCCTTTCCTGATTTTCCAGCGCGCGAAACCGTTTGGTCAGATGGAGAAAATTGGCAAATTGGGCACTGGCTCACGGGCCGTATGGGGCTTATGCCGATTAGCTATGTCGTCGAAGATTTATCGCGCGGCGCGGGCATAGATAGCCTTGATGTGACGGCGCTTAATGGCGTA